TGAGATGTGGGTACAAGAGTTTGCTAAAAAAGGTGGTGGCCATCATTCAGCACACGTACATTGGAATCAACACGTATCAGGATTTTACTTTTTAAAATGTAGTGACAAAACATCGATGCCTGTATTTCACGAACCGAGAACAGGAGCAAGAGCTACAAAATTAAAAATGAAACCAGATCAAAAAGGTGTATGGGGTGGTAGTGAGCTTATACATTTTAAACCTACACCAGGAACATTAATTATCTTTCCAGGATTTTTAGAGCACGAGTTTAGTGTAGACTTTGGTATTGAGCCTTTTAGATTTATACATTGGAATATACAAGCTGTACCAAAAGAAATGGCTAAAGATGTCTGAAATTAAAGTAATTGATAACTTTTTAGAAGATAATGATTTTAAAAATATACAAAATCATTTAATGGGAGATTATTTTCCTTGGTACTACAATAAAAATATGACTTTTAATAAAGATAATAATTTATATTTTACACACACTTTTTATTTAACACCTGCTAATATTAGTAATCATTTTTATTTATTTGAAAATATGATAAATAAATTTAAATATAAATCTCTTTTAAGGATTAAAGGAAATTTGTATGTAGGAGAAAAAGAAAAAACAAAACATAAAGATCATACAGATTATGACTTTAAACATAAAGGTTGTATATTTTATATAAATAATAACAACGGTGAAACTTATTTTGGTAAAGAAAAAGTATTACCTGTGGCTAATAGAATTGTTTTTTTTGATCCAAGTACAAAACATAGTAGTTCAAGCTGCAGTGATAGTGATATAAGAATAACCATTAACTTTAATTATTTTTGATATGAGTTTTAAAAAAAATAAATATACAATTATTCGTCAAGCAATATCAAAAGATTTAGCAATCTTTATTGCAAACTATTTTAGAATGCAAAAACAAGTATATGATACTTGCAGAGAGCATAAATACTTTTCACCTTTTGAAAATATTTTAGGTGAGTATGAAAAGAGTGATGGTCAAATACCGCATACATACGCTGCTTATGCAAATATAGCTATGGAAACTTTAATGCTTAAATGCCAACCAGAAATGGAAAAAGCAACAGAATTAAAATTATATCCAGCTTATACTTATGCAAGAATTTATAAAAAAGGAGATATACTTAAAAGACACAAAGATAGATTTAGTTGTGAGATATCAACTACTATGAATTTAGGTGGAGATGATTGGCCAATATATTTAGAACCAGATTTTACAAAAGGTGGTACAAAACCAGGCGTTGGGTATGTATCTGAAAATACGAAAGGTATTAAAGTAGATTTAAAACCAGGAGATATGCTAGTTTATTCTGGCTGTGAGTTAGAGCATTGGAGAAATAAATTTAAAGGTAAGGAATGCGTACAAGTATTTCTTCATTATAACAATCGTAAAACACCAGGTGCTAGAGATAATATGTTTGACAAGCGTCCACATTTAGGTCTTCCTTCTTGGTTTCCACGATAGTATAATCTTTAGATGGAGGCAGGGCACCACCACATACCCCCTGCCTCCTTTTAAGGATTTTCAGTTGTTAAGTATAGTTATTTAACATACCTAAAATAAATGATATAATGTCTTCATGCCTTTAACAAACGTACAGATAAGACCAGGGTTTAACAAACAAGTCACAGAAACTGGAGCTGAAGGCCAGTGGACTGATGGAGATTTTGTTAGGTTTAGATATGGTCTTCCAGAAAAAATAGGAGGTTGGGAACAAATAACTTCAAATACACTAGTCGGTGCAGCAAGAGATCAACTTGTTTGGGCTGATTTAGATGGTAGAAGATACGCAGCTATAGGTACTAATAAGGCTTTAATAATTTATTTTGAAAATGGATTTTATGATATTACACCATTAGACACTGCAATTACTGGAGCAACCTTTACAACAGCTAACACAAGTCCAACTGTCACTGTAAATAAAATTGCTCATGGTTTATCAGCAGGTGCTTTGATTAGATTTACCTCTGTTACACCACCAACTGGGGCTGGTTACTTAGCTGCAGATTTTACAACAAATACTTTTGAGATTGTGACAGTGCCGAGTCAAGATACATTCACAATTACTATGGCGGCTAATGCTGGTACAACTGTTGCAGCAAGTGGAGCAGCTACAATAAATCCTTATGTAAAAGTTGGTCCTTTAAACCAAACTGCTGGTTTTGGTTATGGTACTTCTGGATGGGGTGGATCTGCAGGAGTTATCTCAACTTTAAATGGTTTACTACAAGATGACACTGCTGGGACTGGAGGTTCAGGAACCTCAGTTACATTATCTTCTGTTGTTGGTTTTCCAACATCTGGAACTATAAAAGTTGGAACAGAGTTTATTTCATACACTGGGATTTCTACAAATGATTTAACTGGAATTACTAGAGCTGTAGCAGGCACTAGATCAGCTCATGCAAGTGGAGCTTCTGTTGAAGTTTATCTTGGATGGGGATCAGCTTCACTTACTGGTGGAGTTACTCTTGAATCTGCATCATGGTCTCTAGATCATTTTGGATCAAAATTAATTGCAACAATAAAAGATGGTAAAACATTTGAGTGGGATACTATAAGTAATTTAGCTGCTGCATTAACAACACGAGCAACTGCCGTTAGTGGNGCACCAACAAAATCNGTNATGTCAATTGTTTCAGAAAGAGATAGACATTTAGTTATACTTGGAACAGAAACTACAGTCGGAGATTCAAAAACTCAAGATAAAATGTTTATAAGATTTTCAGATCAAGAAGACATATCTAGTTATGCTCCAACTTCAGTTAATACTGCTGGTACATTTAGAATAGATTCAGGAACAAAAATAGTAGGAGCCGTAAGAGGTAAAGATTATATTTTAATTGTAACTGACACATCAGCTTATGTAATGCAGTTTGTTGGTCCTCCATTTACATTTTCAATTAGACAAGTAGGAAGTAATTGTGGAGCTATTGGTCAACACTCTATTAAATATGTAAACGGAGCTGTTTGGTGGATGGGTCAAGCTGGAGGATTTTTTGTATACGATGGTACAGTTAAATCAGTTCCATGTTTAGTTGAAGATTTTGTATTTACAGACAAAGGAGATAATTTAGGAATTAGTTATAGTAATGGAGAACAAATTTATGCAGGACTAAATCATCTTTATGAAGAGATAAGTTGGTTCTATCCTAAATCTGGATCAACATCAATTGACAGGGTTGTAACTTATAACTACACAGAACAAACTTGGACGACTGGTTCATTATCAAGGACTTCTTGGTTTGATGCAACACTATATGACAATCCATATGCAACTGAATATGGTGCGTCTGATACACCAACATTTCCTACTATTCAAGGAGTGACAAATGCAAACGGAGCATCAACTTATTATGCTCATGAAGTTGGTAATAACGAAGTAGATTCAGTTGGTAATAAAACAGCAATACCAGCTTTTATTCAATCTGGTGATTTTGATTTATCAGCAGGAGGAGACGGTCAATTTTTCATGAGTCTTAGAAGATTTATTCCTGATTTTAAATTAATTACTGGTAATGCAGAAATAACTATTAACCTTAGAAAATTTCCGTCTGATACTGCAACATCCTCGCCTCTCGGACCTTTTACAGTAAATAGCACAACTGATAAAGTAGACACTAGAGCAAGATCAAGATTTGCAAGTATTAAAGTTGCCAATACTTCTACAGACCAAAATTGGAGATATGGAACTTTTAGAGCTGATGTGCAACCTGATGGAATGAGATAATGGCAAGAGTAGATATAATTATTCCTGAACCAACACCAGTTTATACTGAAGATAACCAAAGACAAGTTGCTCAATCTTTACAAACTCTAAAAGATAAATTAAACACTTCTTATCAACAAGAAATAAAAAATGAACAAGATACTTTTAATTACTTTCTATCATGACAATTAGATATAAAAACCAAGGTTATAAACAAGCTAGTACAGGTAAAACTACAGTGTTTACATGCCCTAGTGATGCAACTGTTATAGTTAAAAGTATTTATTGTGCAAACAATGATGCATCATCAGCTATTTTAGTAAACATGAATTTTGTTGATTCATCTGATTCAAGCACTGAGTATGAATTTTTTAGAGATGATGTAGCTGCTAAATCACAAGTTAATGCAACACCACAAGGTTTTAATTTAGAAGCAGGTGATGCAATAACAGTACAGGCAGCCACAGGAAGCAATGCAATCCAAGGTGCAATAAGTTACGCACTGATAGATAGATCACAAGAAAATGGCTAGAAAATTTAAAGACTTTGCAGTTCGAGATAAGCCTAAAAAAAGAGGTCCACGCAAACATAAAAAATCATTAAATAAAAATGAGAAACGTCAAAAGCGTAATCGAAGATACAAAGGCCAAGGAAAAGGCTAGACAAATAACTTTAAAAGTATTATAAAAAGTTATGACTGATTTACCTAAAATACCAGCAGTAGCAAAAGAAATTGTTAAACATAAAAGAAGTGGAAAAGTTTATGTTAGCAAAGCTGAATTTGATGCAGATGTAGCTGATCCAAATACAGATACAACTGTCGATGATTTTAGACAAGATCTTGAGATAAAAGTTACAAAGGTTTCAATAGCTGCTGCAACAAAAAAATAATGAAGCCTAGAGGTGCTACTGAATTACAAATGGAGATGCTGTATAAGCATGTTTCAAAAGAGTTATTAGATCAAGTACAAATCTGTACATCCATACCGGGTAAAGTTCCATTAGACCCAAAAAAACTTAATATACTTTGGCAAAAGAATTCTTATGATCAACCTAATCTTCAAGAATTTTTTAAGAATAAAGAAAGACATAAAGAATACGATTGGTATATTTTTAATAGTCATTGGAACTATGAAAAATTTAGATATTTTTTTGATATACCTACAGAGAAATCTATAGTTATAAAAAATGGTAGTGATAATTTTCCAAAAAGAAAAGTTTATAAAAAAGGTGATCCTATAAAACTTATACATCATTGCACTCCTTGGAGAGGATTAAATGTTTTGTTACGTGCTATGCAAGAAATAAAAAACCCTAATATTATATTAGATGTCTACTCATCCTCTCAAGTCTATGGAGATGAATTTAGTAAAGCACACGAAAAAGATTTTATGCCTTTATACGAGCAGGCTAAGGAATTACCAAATGTAAATTACATAGGTTTTAAACCTAATGAACATATTATAGAACAAATGCCTAATTATGATATGTTTGTTTATCCAAGTATATTTGAAGAAACATCTTGTGTATCAGCATTAGAAGCTTTAACAGCTGGTGTTCATGTAATTACAAATAACTTTGGTGCGTTATATGAAACATGTGCTGAGTGGCCAGTGTATGTAAATTATTCTTCAGATTATGAACAAATGGCTATTGATACTGCATCAGCTATAAATACTGCAGCTAATTATTTACATGAAGATTTTATCCAAGACCATCTAGATGAACAACAAAAATTTTATAAAAGGTTTTACAATTGGAACAAGAAAGGACAAGAATGGACAAGTTTTTTGAAAGGTGCTTTAAATGAAAGAAAATAATAAATTTGTTAATGAGGATACATATCAAACATTGACTGAAATTAAAACTGAAAGTAATCCTTATGATAAAGCTATAGTCCCTTTGTGGAAAAAAGAAAAAAAGGAAAAAAAGAAAAAGGCTCCCTATTCATTATTTATAGCAACCCCAGTCCATAGCGATTGTTCAATTCATTATGCTCAAGCATTATTAGAACTACAGAAATATGCTTTAGATGCTGGTATTGAAACTCAATTCTGTTTAATAAAATCTTCATTAGTAACCCAAGGAAGAAATCTTTGTGTATCTAGTTTTTTAGAAAGTAAACATACCCATATGTTATTTATAGACTCAGATATATATTTTCATACCCCATCTATTTTTAAAATGATAGAAAAGGATAAAGAAATAATATCTATACCTTATCCTCTTAAGACTATGATGTGGGATAAATTGTTTGATAAAATTCAAAAAGGTAAAGTTAAAAAACCAGAAGATATTAAAAAATATCTAAATACTTATCCTATGAAAGTAGAAGATCCTAATAGTATTACTTTAGATAATGGTGTAATGGAAGTTACTCATAGCCCAACTGGATGTATGTTAATTAAAAGATCAGTATTTGATAAAATGATTAAGGAGTACCCTGATAAAGGGATAGTTCAAAAAACTGTTATAAATGGTAAGTATGTGGATAGGCCTCATATGTGGAACTTCTTTGATTGTCTACATGATCCAGAAACAAAAACTTATTTAGGAGAAGATTTTAGTTTTTGCAAATTATGGAAAGATATTGGTGGTAAATGTTATGCTTATGTCGAAGCTGGAATAGTTCATATAGGAGAACATACTTATGAAGGCCGTTTTGCTGATGAGTTGATAACCAAAGACTAAAAAGGTATAATGTATGCTATAATTAGGAAAATAGATTATGGATCCATTTACATTAGCATTAGCCACTTTTGGCGTACAAAAACTTAGAGGTAAATCTACAAAAAGAGCATTAAGAGATGCTGCCATTGTTGGTGGTGGTACACAACTATTAGGTATGGCAGGTGTTGGTTCTACAATGGGACCTAACATGGGTGCTTTCGCACCACAAGCATTTGGTCAAGCGGCTGCAAATCCAATTGCTGGTTCAACTTTAGGAGCTCAATTTGGAAATACTTTTGCAGGAAGCGGTATTAAAAGTTTAATTGGTAAATCAGATGTTGGAAGAGATCAAGCAGTTAAGGCTCTTCAAAAAGAAGGTACAGCAGTCACAGATAGTTCAATTAAAGCATACATGAAGCAGTCAGGTTCAGGATTTAAAGGAATGTCTACAACTGGAAAAGTTTTAGGTGCTAGTGCAGTTCTACCTTTTTTAGGAGGAGATGAAGCCCCTACTGGTAAACCAGCTTTTACAGAAGAAGATTATAAAAAAGCTTATCTTGAACAATCACAAAAATTAGAAGGAGCATTTGAGCCAGTTGAAAACGCACAACCTACACTAGCAGAAACTTATGGATCAAATATGTTTTATGCAAACCAAGGTGGACTTGCAACAGCAATACCTAACTATAATAGAGGTGGTGTAAATTATCTACCTTCTAAATCAGATCATGACGAAAACGATGTGAACAATTATGTAAGAGCTGAAGGTTATGTAGAAGATGGAGCTGGTAATGGCGATAAAGATGAAGATACTATGTTGGCTCAATTAGCAGATGGTGAGTTTGTATCTAGAGCTGATGCAGTATTAGGAGCTGGTATTTTATCTGGAGGAAATCCAAAAGATTTTAAAAGTATGAGAAAAGCTGGGGCTAGTTTTTTTTATGATCAACAAAAAAAATTTAAAAGAATTTACGATTTAATCGATGCAAGTAAACAAAACTAAAATAAAAAAACAAGTAGAGGTACTTGAGATATTTCCAAAATTACTCAATGAGTATTGGAGCTTAGTAGACTTTATGTTGAGAGAGGGTTTAAAATATGATGGAGAACCTATGAGTATTACTGATCTTAAAAAATTAATTAAAGAAGGAGCAATGCAATTATTTGTAATGTTTGGATCTGATGATGGAGTACAATACAAAGTATTTGGTGTCTGTGTTACACGAATCATGGTTCTTCCTAACTTTAATCAATGTGAAGTAATTTTACTTAAAGGTGAAAAAAGAGAATTGTGGCAAGACGATCTTGCTAATACAATAGAGGGACTTGCTAAATCAGCTGGTTGTAAAAGAATTGCAGTACATGCAAGACCAGGTTGGCAACCTTTTTTAAAAACAAAAGGTTGGGATGTTAAAAGATATTTATATACAAAGGAGATAAAATAATGAGTTTTATATTTGGTGGGGGTGGAAATAGTGCTCCTCCTGCTGGTTCAGGAAATCAAATGATAACACAAAGAGAAGCTCCAGGAGTTGAGGCTAGAAAGCTTACCCTTTATGATCAAGCAGCTAAATTAGCAACGTCTCCAGTTACATTACCTGGTGTACAAGTTGCTCCTATTTCAGCAATCGAACAAGCGGGTATTACTCAAGCTGGTCAAACTGGTGTAGGTGGAAGCACAGTTGGCCAAGGTATAACTGCTTTACAAAATGCACAAGCAGCTCCAAATATTTCACAATTTTTTAATC